CAAACGGGGAGAGCGGTATCACCCGACTCCCCCCGTCATTGGCGAAGCAAGCAGCGCCGCTTAGGCGACGATGCCGCTCCAGAAGTAGCCGAGGTCAGAGGCCACCAGCTTCAGGTCGAAGCACATGTCGATCTCGACGCGGTCAGCGCCCAGGTTCTCCATGCGGAAGGACTTGATGCGGTTGCCCTCGGCGCCAGCGCCCAGCAGACCCGTCCACGAGAACGTGTAGCCGCCCGTGGGCGTCATCAGGCCAGGAGCCGTTGCGGCGTGCACCAGCATGGCGTTCTTGCCGCCGATGAAGGAGTGCGCGTTGCTTTGGCCTTCGACCCCGGTGTTCTCCACCGCGTTCATCACCAGAATTTCCTCGACCTTGAACAGGGCGGCGAGGTCGCTGGTGGAGGTGTTGGCCACCCCGCCAGCCGTCTGGCCGTACTTCAAACGGTCGATGATGTCCGGGTGATCCAGCAGCGCGTCGTACACCGCACGGCCGAGCACCAACTTGTTGGGCTCATAGCCGGTGGACTCCGCGATCTTGCGCTTGGCCGCACGCACGCTGACGATGGGGTCAGCGTTGGTGTCGCTCCAGCGCAGCTCCTGGCCCGCGCTCGGGGCAGAGCCCACGCCCGTGATGTCCGTGGCCCACACGCCGGTCTTGAAGTACGTGCCGGTGAAGAGCTTTTCGCGGCGGATCAGCGCCTTGTGCGTGACAAACGCCGTGGCCTCGCGGTCAGGGTTCAGCACCGCATCGGCGTTGGCGCGCACTTCGTCCGGGATGTCCTTGTGGAACGACCAACGGTTGGCGAAGTACGTGGGCGTGTTGTCCAGGCGGTAGCCACCACCAGAGGACTCGGTCGCCGGGGCGCGAAGCTGCATCTCATCGCGGTTGAAATCGCCACGGTCATAGACGTAGTAGCGGTCGCTCTGCTTCGAGACCGGGATGTTGGGGAACACCCGCGTGGCCACGAAGTTGTTGGCGTTCTGCAGAAACGCAATCGAGATGTTGGTGAGCGGGGTGTTGACGTGGACGTCGCCCGGAGTCGGATTCATGGTGAATCTCCTTCTTTCAGTTCAGAAACCGGCTCACGCAGCCGTGGTGGGGGTAGCGCCGGCCATGAGCACCAGCATCGGAATGACATCGTTGGCCACGCCCGAAGCGAGAGCGATACCGACGACGTTGCTGGCGATCACCGCATCCGTGGCGCCGCCTGCATCGCTGGTATTGACAACGGCCTCTGCCGCGTTCACCAGCTTGCCGCTGGAGTTGGCAGCCAGGGTCATGCCGGCAGTCACGTTGCCGCCCGCGACGACCTTGGAGATGCCGCCGTAGGCCACGGTCGCGGCTTGGCCGGAACCGGGCTTGTTTTGCAGGATGCCGGCGCAGAACTCGCCCGTGCTGGCCACAGCGGCTTGACCGCTGGAGTTGACCTTGACGGCCAGGAACTGGCTGGACGACAGGTCGGCTGCCGCAGGCAGCGTGACGGTGTGGTGATTGACGTTACCGAAAGACATGGTGGTCTCCTACTCGATGGGGTGGTCAGCCAACGCGGCGCTTGGCGATGTAGGCGTTGTAGAGCGAGGGATTGGTTTCCACCGCCTGCACATACGCCTGTTCGAAAGTCATGCCCTTGTTGGCCTTTTGGATTTCGTCCGCCTTGGCCTTCATCAGCACTTCGGGATCGCCGTCGACAGCGGTATCGCTGCCCACAGAGCGGAACAGGTGGGTCACCTTGCCTTGTTCGCCAGCGGCCTTGAACAGGCGCTCCAGCGTGTCGGCGTCAGCCTGGGTGGTGCGGCCCTTGGCCACGCGCATCAGCAGCGGGCCCACTTCCTCGGCCTTGCCGAAGTTCAGGCTCTTGGCCTTGGCGATGGCCTCAGCGGTGTCCTTCTCTTCGCGCATCTTGGCCAGAGTGGTCTCGGCCTCGGCGGCGCGCTTCTCGAAGTCCTCGATGCGCTTGCGGATCGACTCGGGCAGGGACTTCATCACCTGCTTGTCCTCGTCCTCGTCGTCGGCATCGCCGTCAGCGGACTTTTCGGCCTTGGCCTTGTAGCCCTTCTGCAGTTCCTCGATCTCGGCGTCCTTCGCCTTGATCACGCTGGTGGCGTCAGCCAGGGCTGCTTCCGCATCCGTGGTGCGCTTTTCCAGCGTTTCGAGCTTGGCTTCGGCGTCTTCAAGAGCCTTGGCCAGATTTTCCATGTCCATCTGGAACTCCTTGTCATCCGCCGAGGCGGTCTCAAAATCGCCCGAGTTACCCTCGGACCCGGTATCCCCCTCGGCGGGGGCGTTTCGCTTCACGATCACCACATCAGCGTGCTGATTGGCGCCGTCATCGACCAGCGAAATCTCGTCGATGATCATGTCAGTGAGTTTTTGGGGCATCAGGACTCCACGGGGCTACGGCGACCGCGCCCGCCGATGCTGAACGCTCGGAGCTTTCCCTTGCGGACGTTGTCGCGGATGGTGCTGTCATGTATTTCCATGCCAATCCACCATCCCCTGCGGCCGTCCGTCATTCCAACGGCCTTGGCGAAATCGTCATCGATGATCACGCTTTCCACTACTTCGCCAACAGGCTGGCCGGCGTGCATCGCCTTGGCAATGCGGGCGTCAGAGATGAACTTGTGCGCGGCCTTGCGAATGTCATCGATGGCAATGATATCGCCCTGATGATCAGTGACAGGCACGCCCCCAGACGTGACAACGCTGGCCCAGCCACGCACGTAGCGCCCGGTGGTGTCCGCCTTGGAGAAGTTGAAGTTGATGTGAAACACGGCAATCTCCGGTGTGAAACGGATTTTGCCGCGTCTGAAACGACAACGCCGCCCGGAGGCGGCGCTGTGCGGAGTATTTCGTCCGTGATGCTTACTTGCGGACGGCGCCTTGCAGGCTAGGAATCGCTCTCTGGCATTTCCTGTTGGGGAATGCCAAGCAGCGCATAGTCGGCGTCCTCTAGCAGCGCATCGACCCGAAATTGCGCTACGTCGTCGTCGAGCTTGCCGCTTTCGTGCTCTACCATCACCTGCAGCAACTGCGCAGCGATGTAGAGCAGGAAGTCCCGAGCCGCGGTTTCCGGCTCCGCCTTGCCGTCCATCACGGCAACAAGGTAGGCGCCCAGTTGCTCTGGGGTGTTCCACGGCTGCGCGACGTAGTCCGAGCTTTTGCCCATGAAAACGTCTGCGTACTCTTGCGCGAGGCTGGCAACCTCTTCGCGGGCCTGAGCGTCCGTGATCTTGTCGGCGTTGTAATCGGCGCGGACTTGGGTGACTTTGCCCGCGAAGCTACGAATCACCGCGTCCACGGCCGACAGGCTGTTGAGGCCTTTGTCCGAGAGCGCACCCTCAAATAGCTGGTCACGCCCCCTGTCTGCCGCTCTTGCGGCACTGCCTTCAATTTGCTCTTTCATGGCTCGATGTTATGTCCGTGACAGCGAAAAGTCCACCCGCGTTTGCGTCATGGCCCACCGGGTTTTTTCTTGATGCCAAGGTCGGGCGGCAGCATAAGCAGCGTGATGTCAGCGTCGCCGTTAGCTTGCTTGCCCACCTTCAGCACCACGAAGCGCGCATTGGGCAGCGTCGTGACCTCTTGCTCGTTGGTAAACGCCCCCGATCCAAACGAATCCACTGCCTTGGCGCCATCGGCGTAAACGACGGTGATCTTGTGCGGCCCAAAGGCCTTTGTGGTCGTGTCGGACTTTGAGCAGCACATCGAGCCCGTGGCCTGCAGCACGGTGCCAGGGCCTGACGACTCCAGCTTCTGGATCATGTCCTGGCTCATGTGTTGCCAGCGCGTGATGCGCGTGCCGGCTGGCTTGGTCTGCGCGTAAGCTGCCGCAGCCTCGGCCACCTCAACCAACGAATGTCCCGCGCCAGGGTATCCCTTGGGCACTGTTTTCTTGCCATCGCGGAACAGGTCGTTGTACTTGCCGGAGGCTTGAATGCCGTTGATAAACGCCTTGGCCAGCGGCGGCGCGCCTTTGTAGTCCAAGTACGCTTTGTCCGAGTCGGCTTGACTAACCGTGGTCGTTTTGCCTGGGGTGATGGCCTTTACGTCGTCAACCTTGCCCAAAGCAACCCAGAAACCAACTTTTTCGTTGCTGGAAACCTTGGCAACGGTTGTGCCGAACGGCTTTGACGGGAACGCTGCCGCAATGGCCTGCACGCTTTCGGCGTGCTGGGCCTGAAACACTTTGAGCGGCTTGGGCGGATACGCCACCTCGCGCATCACAGTGAGCGAGGCGTCGTAGTACGCCTTCAAATCCTTGGCGGGGTGCTCCGAAATGTGCTTCATGGCACCCGGCTGCCCCGTCTCTTTGTCAATGCCTTGGAACTGCATTGACTGCAGCGCGATGTAATCGCCTGCAGCAAACTTAGCGGCAATCTCAGCAGCCACCTTGTTGTTCGAGTCGTTGACCCAAGCCTTGCTTGACTTGTCGAAGGTCGGCTTGGGCGGCGCCTTGGCTTTGCTCGTATCGAGCTTGCTCATGTCCGGCTTGCCCTGCGTCGCCGCATGCGGCTGGGGCACAGGCTGCTGCGCCACCGCTGCGGCCTGCTGCACTTGCGTGGGCGTGAAACCGGCCAGCAGGGCGGCGTGCGCGTTCTTCTTCTGCCCAGGCGCGACGGCGTGCTGGCTGCCGAGCGCCTTCAGCGCGTCATTGGCAATGCTGGCCTGCTTCTTCCCATAGGTGTTGGTGCCGTAGTTCAGCGAGAGCAGACCCTTGATGTCGCCCTTGCCGGCCAGATCAGCGATCTGGTCCACCTTGGCGTTGTGCGAGGCAGAGTTGCTGTTCGAGGCTGGCAGCTTGAACTTGCCGAAATCGGGCATGGCTGCGTTGCCGCCGGGTGCAGTTGTCCCAGCCTTCGGCACCACGGGCGCGGGCTGCGAGACAGCCGCCTGGGCCGCCTGCACGGTGGCCATCGTCTGCGCGGCTTGCTTCTTCTCCAGATCGGCCACCAGCGCAGCGTGGTACTGGCCCATCACCTTGCCGTTGGCCGA